CCTAATCCAGTGTTATCAGGCGCAACAGCAGATCAAGGGCCAAATCTACGAAATTACCGGCATTTCCGACATCATTCGCGGCAATACGGCGGCGTCTGAGACGGCCACGGCCCAGCAAATCAAAGGCCAGTACGCGGGCCTGAGACTGCGTTCGATGCAGGAAACGGTGGCCCTGTTCGCCTCAGAACTGCTTCGCCTGAAGGCCCAGATCATCTGCACCAAGTTCCAGCCGCAGACGATCCTCGAATATGCCGCTGCGGCACAGATGTCTGACGCTGACAAGCAACTGATTCCGCAAGCCCTGCAACTGCTTCAGGACAGCCCGCTGCGGGCGTTTCGCATCGAGGTTGCGTCTGACAGCTTGGTGCAGCTTGACGAGAACCAGAACAAAGCCGACCGCGTTGAGTTCCTTAACGCCTTCTCGAACTTCATGCGTGAAGCTGTCCCTGCTGGTCAGGCCAGCCCTGAAATGGTGCCAACCCTCATGGACATCATGAAGTTCGGCATTGGCGGGTTCAAGCAAGCCAAACAGATTGAAGGCACGATTGACGTTGCCCTTCAGGCTCTGAGCGCCAAGGCTCAACAGGCTCAACAGAACCCGCCGCCCAATCCTGAAATGATGAAGATGCAGGCAGAGCAGCAAGCCGCTCAGGCCAAGATGCAGGCTGATGTGCAAATGGAGCAGGCCAAGATGCAAGCTGATATGCAGATTGAGCAGATGAAGGCCCAGCTTGCCCAGCAGCTTGAGTCCAGCAAGCAGCAGCACGAAGCCAATCTGAAGATGCAAGAACTGTCCATGCAGGAGCAATTCGACCGTTGGAAGGCCGATCTCGACGCGGCGACAAAGATTATGGTCGCCCGCATCGGAGCCAACCCCGGAATTGACGTTGCCATGATGGAAGCCGAAGACGCGGCTAAAAACACGGTGATTGAAGCCCTGACTGGCCGCGTTGAGCAAAACGCCAACAATGTCGCGGCCCTGCACAACCATGTGGCTGATATGCATGAGCAGATGATGCAGACAACGCAGGGGGCCTTGCAGCGGTCAGAGGAACTCGCAAGAATGGCTCTTGCGCCCAAACGCATCGTGCGCGGTCCTGATGGGCGAGCTGTCGGGGTAGAAGTCGTTCAATCGGGAACCATGCAATGACCGTCGCATCATACGTTAAATACACCGCAGCCATTGAGCCGTTATTTGAAGCAATCAATTCCGGCACCGACACTTGGAAAGTGGCCCTATCCAATACCGTCAACGTGGCTAATACGACCTTCACGGCGGGAACTACCGATCTGGCTACGGCTGGCGGCTACACGGCTGGCGGCAACACCACAGCAATAACGACTGCCACGCAGACATCCGGCACCTACAAGCTGGTTTTGGCAAGCCCGACCGCATGGACGGCGACGGGCGCAGGCTTCACGTTCCGCTATGCCATCCTCTATAACTTCACCAACCTGATCCCGGTGGCATATTGGGATTATGGCGCAAGCCAAGCTGTAGCCGCTGGCGAGACAGTCACCGTCACCCTTGACGCCACCAATGGCGTCTTCCAAGCGACGTAGGATTACCAATGGCCCTAGTCCTAGCAAACCGCGTACAGGATACGACCACCACCACGGGGACAGGCACTGTAACCCTTAGCGGTACTGCGCCCACCGGGTATCAAAACTTCTCCGTTATCGGCAACGGCAACACGACATACTACGCCATCGCTGCCGGGACAGAGTGGGAAGTCGGGATAGGCACCTACGCTACTACGGGGCCTACACTTGCACGAACCACGGTGCTGTCGTCCAGCAACGCAAACTCTGCCGTCAACTTCTCTGCTGGCACCAAGAATGTTCTTGTGACGCTGCCGACTGAACGCACCGCCGTTACGACCACGGCTGGGGCCACCCCCACATTCGATACGACAACCCTTACAGGCACAACGACTGCCAGCGCCTTGGTGGACATTTCCGGCGCGTCTGCCGGTCAGATCAAGTTCCCCGCCTCGCAAAACGCCTCGGCCAATGCCAACACCCTCGACGATTATGAGGAGGGAACGTGGACGCCCGCCCTGACCTTTGGCGGCGGCAGCACCGGCATGACATGGACCCTGCAAGTCGGCTGGTACACGAAGGTTGGCAATGTGGTTACGGCGGGCTGGAATCTCCAGACGCTCACCAAGGGATCGAGTACGGGCGCGGCAACATTGGCGGGCCTGCCATTCTCTACCGCAAACGCGATGGGTGGCTGCCTAGGCTACACTGAGAAGCTCACAAGCATTACCTATCCCGGCTTTTACATCAACATCGGCAACCCAACGGCCATGAACCTGCTGGTCGACGGGGCTGCCAACAGTATGACCGACACCAACTTTGTGGTGGGGGCCAACTACATCCGTGGCTCCTTCACCTACAACACATAGGATCAGATCATGGCGCTCGAACTGCAACTGCCCAAATACCGCATCGAAATTGACAGCGACGGAATGGTCGGCCTTCGGGTCATCAAACAGGCCATCGACACTGTGACCGGCACGGTCCTCGACATGGGCTATCACCGCACCACGGTTAACCCGACCGTTCCGATAAACCTTGATGCGGTGGAAAAGGGCGCAGAACCCATCTTTACGTCCATTGCCGACCAGTTCACCGCGATGGACGAACACCTTCAGACGATGGGCTTTCCATCGATGGGCGCGGACGTTATTGCCAAGGCCGAGGCCTTCTCAGAGGTTATGGCCGGATGATGACCGCGGCCTGTCTGATGCTGAAATCGAAGCCATGAAGCAGTCCCGATTCGATAACTGGATCGCCATCATCACCGCACCGCCGCCAGAAGAAGAAACGCTGCCTCCTGATACGGGGGGCTAAACATGGCGTTCAACGTCTGGTATCTGGTTGTTGCTGGTGGTGGGGGTGGCGGGGGAACCACCGGCCCCGGCGGCGGCGCTGGTGGGTATAGGTCTAACGCGGCTTACGACTATTCGGTCACGACAGGCTCTTACACCGTCACGGTTGGTGCTGGCGGCGCGGGCGGTGGATCAAGCAGCCCCGCCCCCGGCGCAAAAGGGGGCGATTCGGTATTTGCCACCATTACGTCAGAGGGCGGCGGCTTAGGCGCTGGCTTCACGGCGGGCATCGGGGGCAATGGCGGCTCTGGCGGCGGTGGGCGCAACAACGGCAACACCGCAGGGACCGGAACCGCCGGGCAGGGTAATAACGGCGGTATCATGTATATCGGCGGCAATTACGGTGCCGGAGCGGGCGGCGGCGCGGGCGCGGTCGGCGGCAATGGAACGTCAACCGTAGGCGGCGTGGGAGGCGCGGGCACGGCATCATCTATCAGCGGCGCGTCCGTAACCTATGCGGGCGGTGGCGGTGGCGGCGTCTATATGGGCGGAACCGGCGGCGCTGGCGGGGCTGGCGGTGGCGGGGCTGGCGGCAACAACGCCGTCGGTGGTGTCGCCGGAACAGCTAATAGGGGTGGGGGTGGTGGTGGCGGCGGTAACGCCGCGGCAGGCGCGGCAGGCGGGTCCGGTATCGTCATCGTCCGCTACCTGACCGCAGACGGCACGGGCCTGACCATCACTGGCGGGACCATCACGACCGACGGCAGTTACACGGTGCACACATTTACATCGTCTGGCACGTTTTCGGTAACGGCTATAGCTACGCCACCGAACAGCCACCTGTTCGGCTTCTCGCCATTTGCGGCTGTTCCGTTCGCCGCCAGCCCGCCCAACGATTATGCGATAACCGCGCAAAACGGCACCTATGCGCTCACCGGCAAGACGGCGACAATTACCTATGCGCCCAACTACGTCATCACGGCGCAAAACGGCACTTACGCCCTGACGGGGCAGACGGCGACTATCACCTACGCAGCCGCCGTCAATTACGCGATTACGGCGCAAAACGGCACCTACGCCCTGACGGGGCAGACGGCAGACATCACCTATACCGCATCGCCAATCATCGTCATCGACACGCATGACGGCGACTACCTCAAAAAGAAGTTTGAAGAAGACAAGGCCCGGTCAAAGCGCAAGAGGTCGGAAATCATTCATGCCTACGAGCGTCTGGTTGAGGGAAAGCCTGATGTTGCGGAACAAATCGCCGCGCCGTACATTAAGCCGCCAAACAACAAACGCCATGACCCATTCATCAATTACGACAAGCTGCTTGCGGACGTAGAACGCGCCGAACAGCTTTGGCAAGCGTACCTTGATCTGGACGACGAAGAAGTGCTGATGCTGCTATGAGCCGTTACCGCGCCACCTACGACAGCAAGGGCCTTCTCGCCACGTTCGAGGGTGGGGAATGTACATATCTGCGTGATGACTACGATCACGGGTCCAAGCGGTCTGAAACCATCAGCGCCCCTATGCTTATTCGCGACATTGATCCGTACAAGAACATGATCGACGGCAAGATGATTACGTCGCGCACTGAACACCGCGAACTTCTCAAGCGCCACAACTGTTTTGAGGTCGGCAACGAGAAGATGGAGACAAAGGTTGCAGCGCCGCCCAAGGCCGACCGACGCGAGGGATTGCACAGGCAACTATCCGACATGAGCGACAGACAGGCCAACAAGATTCTGAAGCAGCTTAAAAGGAAATGATCGTGGACACCCAAGATCAAGTCGAACCCACCGAAGACACAGTTGACCGCAAGGAACTGCTCATGCAGCAGTTTGAGGAAGCCGAAGCGCCACAGGAAGCCCAGCCGGTTGAGGTTGAGGAACCAGAAGAAGCCGCTGAAGAACCCGTCTGGGCCAAGCCGCCGTCAAGCTGGAAGCGGGAGTACCACGAACCGTGGCAGACCGTTGACCCCAAGCTGCGTGAGTACATCTGGCAGCGCGACGAGGAAACCCGCAACGGCGTCGAGCCACTGAGGGTCAAGGCCCAGTTTGCTGAACAGATGCAGCAGGCCATCCAGCCCTACGAGAACACCATTCGTGGCTTGGGCATCCAGCCCGCGCAAGCCGTACAGGCCCTGATGCAAGCAGACCACGTTCTGCGGACCAGCGCGCCAGAACAAAAACGAGCGTACCTCGCCCAGTTGGCGCAGCAGTACGGCATCACTTTGGACGGATCGGAGTATTACCCTCCCGCTGGGGGTCCGGTTGATCCAATGATCTACAATCTGCAAAACGAACTAAATAGTGTGCGTGGCGAGATTGTAGGGTATAAACAACAGCAGGAAGAAGCTCAGAATCAAACGCTTCTCAGCGAGATCAACAGTTTTGCTGACAAAGCCGAATATTTTGAGGACGCAAGGCCGACCATGATCCAGCTCCTACAGAGCGGCGTGGCGACTACGCTGGAAGACGCCTATGAAAAGGCGATACGCCTTGACGATGACTTGTTCCAGAAGTCTCAGCAGAGCCGACAAGCCGAAGCTGAAACCGAAAGAAAGTCAGCGGCCAATAGGGCGGCGAAAGCCGCTAAGGCAGCAGCGGTTTCCGTTAGAAGCTCCACACCCGGAGCCACGACTTCAACCAAAGCGCAAGATAGACGCGCACTGCTCTTGGAACAATTCAACAGCATGAGTGAGCGTTTCTGATTCAATGAAAGGGCTTTAACATGGCTTTCGCCAATAGCTCGATCAGCGACATCATTGCGACAAATATCCAATCTCGCTCTGGTGAGCTGGCCGACAACGTGACGAACAACAACGCGCTCCTTCGCCGTTTGAAGGATCGCGGGAACGTCAAGACGTTCTCTGGCGGTAACGTGATTTTGCAAGAAATCATGTACAACGACAGCACCACCAACAACACGAACAGCTACTCCGGTTACGAAGTGCTGAACGTGTCCCAGAACTCGCCGATCTCGGCGGCTCAGTTCTCCATCACCCAGTACGCTTCGGCGGTGACCATCTCTGGTCTGGAAATGATCCAGAACAGCGGTAAGGAAGCCATCATCGACCTGCTTGACGGTCGTATGAATGTTGCCGAAGCCCAACTGGCTAACCGTATCAGCGGTGACTTGTATCTGGACGGCACTGGCAACAGCGGTAAAAACCTTACCGGACTGGGCGCTGCTGTTCCCGATGCTCCGACCACCGGCACCTACGGCGGCATCAACCGTGCGTCCTTCTCGTTCTGGCAATCCATCGCCTATTCGGCTGTGACGAACGGCGGCTCTGCTACGACCGCTTCGAACATCCAGCAATACATGGATGCTCTGGCCGTCCAGCTTATCCGTGGCACCGACAAACCTGACCTGATCGTGGCGGATAACAACTACTACCGCCTGTACCTTCAGTCCCTGCAATCCATCCAGCGTATCTCGGACTCCGGTTCGTCGATGGCTGGCGCTGGCTTTGCCTCGCTGAAGTACTACGGCGCTGGTATGGCTTCTGACGTTGTGCTTGACGGTGGTATCGGCGCTGCCGCTACCGCTAACCACATGTTCTTCCTGAACACCAAATACTTGATGTTCCGGCCCCATGTGGATCGCAACTTCGTCCCCATTGGTGGCGAACGTCAATCGGTCAACCAAGATGCCATCGTCAAACTCATCGGATGGGCCGGTAACCTGACTTGCTCAGGGTCGCAATTCCAAGGAGTCCTGATCGCCTAATAAGCGTAAGGAGGAGATAAGCACATGGCTTATACTTTTGACGAACCCAAAGTCGGCCTGCTCCAGATCGCTAATACCGATGCTGGCGTAACGATGGCGAATGGCTCCTCTGCCGTTCCCACCCCGCCGACGATGTTGGGTATGGTTGCCCGCGCTTTCGACCCGACCTACGGCGAAGGGGAGTTCATTCTCCTTGTCGGCGTGGCGTCCACGGTTGTTGGCTCGGTTGTCACCTACAGCCCGACCACCTACCAGACGGCTCTTAGCCCCAATACGGCTAACCTGTCGCAGCCTGTCGCCGTCGCGATGTCCGCCAATCTGGCGGCGTCCTTCGGTTGGTATCAGATCAGCGGCCTCGCCGTTGTGAAGAAAACCGCCGTAAAGGTGGACCCGGCTGGCACCCGTCGTATGTATCAATCGGCCACGACTGGTCGCCTGATGCAGACCTCGGCTGCTGGTAAGAACGTCCTTGGTTTGGCTTCTGCTAACCTGACGACCGTGACTGCCACGACCTCCACCGTGGTTTGCTCCATGAACCGTCCGCATATGCAAGGCCCGACCACCTAGTATGCCCTGCGCCCCCCTTCGGGGGGGCGTAGACTTCCATTGCGAGGAATCATGTTAAACGTCGTCTGCGTTAACGCAGGAAACTATCTTGGGCGCGGCGTCGAGTACGTCCGCATCCTGAACGATATGGTGCGCCGCAACTTGCTTGAGGGCTACCCCGGCAAGTTCATTGTCTTCACCGACGAAGACGGAGATTACGGCCCCAACGTAGAAGTGCGCCCCCTGCCCGTTCCCGGCATCCGGGGCTGGTGGAACAAACTTGCGCTGTTCAAGGCTGGCGTTTTCGCGGACGGAGAGCGTGTGCTGTATCTGGACCTCGATACGGTCATCACAGGGCGTCTGGACGCGGTTGCTGACTATTCCGGGGACTTCGCCATCCTGCGGGACTTCTACCGCGCCCACGGCCTCCAGTCGTCTGTTATGGCGTGGCGTGTGACGCCCAAGACGCAAGACATCTGGATGTACTGGGTTCGCTCTCAGATGCCCCAAATCATAGGCGGCGACCAAGCGTGGATTGAAACCGCTTACACCGGCAAACCCGACATCTGGCAAACCATTCTGCCCGACTCCTTTGTTAGCTACAAAGTTTCTGGTGGCGCTGCGCCCAACAAGGCGTCGGTTGTGGTGTTCCACGGCAATCCACGCCCGCACGAGGTTCCTACCGGCTGGGTTCCTGCGGTATGGAAGGAGGGCGGCATCACCCGCGTCGAGCTTGATGCGGTGTGCAATACCGACAAGCAGCAAATCCACGACAACATCGTGGGCGCTTGCGAGCGCGACCTTCCGTGGTTTGATTTTGACTGGAAGCACCACGACCGTCAGGTTTGCATCGTCGGGGGCGGGCCGTCCCTAAAGGGCGAGTTGAACGTCTTGAGGCGTCGGCAAAGCATAGGGCAGGAAGTATGGGCGCTGAATGGCGCGGCGAACTACCTTATGACCCAAGGCATCACTCCAGACGCGCACGTTATCCTAGACGCCCGCCCCGAAAACGCAGCGTTCGTTTCAAAGCCGCAGCCGCATATCCGCTATTATATCGGCTCACAATGCGACCCGGCGATATTTGACTTGCTGGACGGCCAACAGGTTACGCTGTTTCATTGTCAGTCTGAGGGCGTTGAGGGGCTTCTAAGGGATGAAGTCGAGCGCCCCGTGCATCTTCTGGGCGCAGGAACCACGGTGGCCCTGAAGGCCATGCTACTCGCGGAGCTTGGCGGTTGCCGCACCCTGCACCTGTTCGGCGTTGATAGCTGCTACACTGGCGACGACCACCATGCTTACCAGCAGTCATGGAACAATAGCGAGCCTGTGATGGACGTACTTTACGGAGAGCGCACATTCAAATGCGCCCCGTGGATGGCGGGTCAGGCGCAGGATTTCATTGAATATGCCCAGCGGTACACCGGCATCATCACGGTGGCTGGTGATGGCCTGCTGGCGCACATAGCTCGTGAGGGCTTGCCAGAGAACGCCGTGGACGAAAGGGCGCGTGAGATACTCTCTCGCCTGCCGCAAGGCAGTATCACTGGCGCAGAGATTGGCGTGTTTGCCGGATCGCTATCTGAACGCCTGCTGGCATCAAGGCCGGATATGACGCTGCATATGATCGACTCATGGGGCGACTATGACCTAAGCCTTGAGGCATCCGGCGATTACCATGCGACCTTGAGCGACGAGTCGCAGGAAAGTTATTTCCGCATGACGCAGAGCGCGGTAGCGCCATTTGCAGACCGCGCGATCATTCACCGCAAGAAGTCTGTGGCCGCAGCGGTAGACGTTGAGGATGGTCTGGACTTCGTATTCATTGACGCAGACCACAGCTACGAAGGCTGTTATTCTGACATCGAAGCGTGGTCTGGTAAGGTCCGCGTCGGTGGCTTACTATGCGGCCACGATTATGATAATGTTGACTACCCCCAATGGGGCGTGAAACGTGCCGTGGACGAGTATGTTGCGGCGAATGGGCTACAACTAGACCTCGGTGACAACTTCACATGGTTTGTTAGGACAAAAGGACACTAACATGGCAATCCCCTCTCGCGTTCTGGCTTCGGGCAATTCCCCGCTTGCCTCTATTTCGATCAACGGCGATGGGGCTGTTGGCCTTGTTGCTACCGGCTCCACGGCGGCTACTGCTTTGCAGCTTTCGGCGGTATGGAACACCATCACCACCTCGGCGGCTTCGACCGGCGTAAAGCTCCAACCCACGGAAGCTGGCGCGGTTGTCGGCATCCGCAACGATAGCGGTCAGACCGTCACGGTTTACCCGTTCGACACCTCCTCGACCATTAACGCGGGCGCAACCAGCCTTACGATTGCCACCGCCAAGACTGTGCTTCTTTTCGCGCCCAGTGCTACCACTTGGGCGTCAATCACCACCGCATAAGGGACACCCCTATGGATTCGGACATCGCCAACGCCGATTCGCACCTACACGTTGAGTTCTATGAGTTCGACAAAGCGCCTCACAAAGGCGAGAGTTTCATTCGGATTATGGTTCCGGGTGACAAAACTAACATCGTTGAGACTCCGGTGCGGGAACACCATAAAGAACGGTTCCCGCGCCAGTGGCTCTACTATCAGATGCAGAACAACCAGAATGTTGTAATCGGTATGCCGCTCGTCGAGTGGCACAAAGAGCGTCCTGAAGACATCAGTGAAGTTCAACTGGCCGAATTGCAGATTCTCAAGTTCCAGACCGTTGACCAAGTGGCGACGGCTACAGACGCGCAAATGCAGCGTGTTGGCATGGGTGCCGTGGCAATGAGAGAACGCGCTAAGGCGTTCTTGTCAGCCAAGGGCCTGTCTCAGCACACTGACGAACTTTCCAAAACGCGGCTGGAGCTCGACGCGCTGAAAGAACAACTCAGCATCCTCATGGAGGAGCGCAAGCCGCTCCGTGGGCGTCCAAGGAAAGAAGTGACTGATGTCGAGCACGATGCTTCAACTGGTGCAGCAAGTTACGAATGAACTGGGCGTACCTACCCCAGTCAGCGTAGCTGGCAACACCAATCAGGACGTAATTCAAATTCTGGCGCTAATGAACGCCAGCGGTTACGAACTGCTGCGTAAGGCAGATTGGCGCGAACTGACTCAGCCTCATTCATTCTTCACTGAGTACACGACGACCACGGGCACTTACAGCACGACATCACTCGTCATAACCGGCATCCCCTCGACCGCTAGTTTGGATACGACCTACATGGTCGTGGGGACCGGCTTTCCTAACGCCACCTTCATCACCAGCGTGGATTCGTCTACGCAAGTCACGGTGTCTCAGTACTCCACTGAGGCTGAGACTGCTGGCACAATCTATTTCCAGAAGGTCAAATACGACCTACCGGACGACTATGACGCCATCGTCCCGCGCACCCAATGGGACAAATCAAAGCACTGGGAAATGCTCGGCCCCGAAAGCGCCCAGCAATGGGAATGGCTGCTGTCGGGCTATATCAGCACCGGCCCGCGCATCCGCTGGAGGCTGTACGGCGGCTATTTCCAAATCTGGCCCGGTAACTCCACGGCTGAGTATCTGGGCTTTGAGTACCGCAGCAAGGGTTGGGCTAGGAGCGCGGCTGGCGCCATCAAGAACAGCTTCACGGTAGACACCGATACCTGTATCTACCCCGACCGCGTTATGGTCCTCTCGACCAAGCTGAAGTACTTCCAAGCCAAGGGATTTGACACCACCGCGCTCTACCGCGATTACCTCACTGAGTTTGACACATCGGTGGCTCAGGACACATCGGCGGCGAACCTGTCATTTGCTCCCCGCCCCGGCAACGTCCTGATTGGCTACGATAACATTCCTGACAGCGGCTATGGCCGTTAGGAGCCTCGTTCAGGGCGCTGCGGCTCAAGTACAGTCCCTGCCCGCCCCCGTGGGCGGCTGGAACGCCCGCGACAGCTTTGCCAACATGGAGGCGACTGACGCGGTAACGCTAACCAATATGTTCCCGACCGTCAGTAACGTCGTCTTGCGTGGCGGCTACTCGGAACACGCCACCGGCCTAGACGGCGAAGTCCAGACGCTGATGACCTATTCGTATGGCGGGTCCACCAAGCTCTACGCCATCACATCAGCGGGTAAACTCTACGACGTCACAACGGCTGGCGCGGTTGGCGCTGCTGCGGTCAGCGGTCTGACCAATGGCATCTGGGAATATATCAACGTCACCAACACCGCTGGCACATCCTACCTGTACGCCGTCAACGGTGTGGACAAGCCGATCCTGTGGGACGGCACGACTTGGTTGCGTGTGGACGCGGCCTCGGCTGTAGCCATTACCGGCGTGACCACGACCACGCTTGCCAACATCTGCTTGTTCAAAAACCGCGTTTGGTTCTTTCAGAAAAACACGCTGGTGGCGTGGTATCTGCCGACCAACGCGGTCGGCGGCGCGGCGCAGAAGGTGGACCTGAGCGCGGTGGCGCGGTTCGGTGGTCACCTTGTCGATCTGGACACATGGACACTGGATGCCGGTTATGGTGTTGACGACAACCTAGCCTTCATCACCAGCACGGGCGAGGTCATCGTCTACAGCGGCACCGACCCGGCCAGCGCCAACACATGGGCGCTGATCGGCGTCTGGAAGCTCGGCTCTCCCATAGGCACCCGCTGTATGCTTAAGTGGGGCGGCGACCTCCTGATCCTTACCTATGACGGCCTGATGCCTATGGCGGGGTCGCTACAGTCGTCACGCCTAGACCCGCGCGTAGCCCTGTCTAACAAGATTCAGGGAGCCATTACGGCGGCGACCACTAGCTATGGCGGCGACCATGCGGCTGTTGGCTGGCAGATTGTCTACAACGCCAAGCGCAATGCCGTCTGGATCAACGTGCCTGTGGCAACCGGCCAACAGCAGCAATATGTCATGAACACGATTACAAAGTCGTGGGCACAATTTACCGGCTGGCCCGCGACTTGCTGGGAAATATTTGACGACGATCCGTATTTCGGCGGCACCGGCATTGTCTACGTTGCGTGGGACGATACCTACGCGGACGATGGCGCGAACATTACTGCGGTGGCGCTTCAGGCGTTCAACTATTTTGGCACGAGGGGCGTTAAGAAGTACTTCACCCGCGCTCGGCCATCCATCTTCTCAAACGGTTCACCGGCCCTCTTTGTTGGCATGAATGTGGACTTTGACACCTCCAACACCACCGCGCCCCTGACCTTTACGCCATCGGTTTCCGGGGCTTGGGGCACGGCCCTGTGGGACAGCGGGCTGTGGGGCGACAACAATACGATTCAAAATACATGGATCGGGATTACCGGCATTGGCTACTGCGGCGGCACACAACTTCAGAGCGCCAGCCAAGGCTTGCAGATCGAATGGGCATCCACAGACGTAGTGTATCAGGCGGGATGGGCTGGCGTATAGAAAATGGCCCGGAAATCGGGTATTGGGTGGCTGGAGAACTTGATGCGGGATATTTCGCAGACCGTTCTCAAGCTATCGGACTGTTAAAAGACGGAGAGATCATAGCGGGCATCATTTACGAAAACTGGAACAGGCGTTCGATGGTGGTTCACATCGTCATCAAAGACCGCATTACTCCAGCCTTCATCGGGGCGATATTCGATTACGCATACAACGTATGCAACATCGAGAAAGCCATTGCCCCGGTCAGCAGTGCTAATGCCAAGAGCATTAGGATGGTTGAGAAGATGGGCTTTACTGAGGAGGGGCGCATTAAAGACGCCTCTCCTGACGGTGATATAATCTTGTATACATTGAAGAAAACCGACTGCCGTTTCTTAGGGAACCGATATGGGAAAAAGTACACCAAGAGCGCCGACGCCGCCTGACTATGTGGGCGCGGCTACGGCGCAGGGCGTTGCGAACCAAGCCTCTGCGGCTCAAGGATCGTCGCTGTCGAATCCCAATATCATCAGCCCTTATGGCAATCAGAACGTAACTTGGGCCAACACCGGCATTAACGGCGCTCCGCAAGGCACCGTCACCCAGACGCTCACGCCCGCCGCGCAAGCTACCCTTGAGTCGCAGCAGGAAGTGCAGCGTGGCCTTGCCGATGTGGCCCAGCAGGGCATTGGCAACGCACAGGACATCCTCAACACGCCGTTCAGCGCCAATCTGCCTAATTTGCAAACGTCGCTTGGGCAACCGGGGCAACTAAACTACGGCCCGCAAGCGGGCCTGTACGGCGCTCAGAGTGGGCTTGACCTGTCTGGCGTTGCCCAGATGCCGGTCAACGCTGGAATGACTGGGCAACAAGCCATCATGTCGCGCCTCGCCCCGCAGATCGAACAATCAAGGGCGGCTAACGAGCAGCGTTTAGCTAACCAAGGCATCACGCCGGGGTCTGAGGCGTACAACAATTCCATGCGGACGCAGGGCGAGCAACAGAACGACCTGTACACCCAAGCCGCGCTTCAGGGCATTGGCCTTGATACAGCGGCCAATCAGCAAGGCTTCAATCAGGCGCTTGGCGCTGGTGGCTTCTACAACACCGCGCAAGGCCAGAACTTCGGCCAATCCGCTACTGGCGCTGGCCTGTACAACCAAGCCCAGAACCAAGCGTACAATCAAGGCTTGGGCGGGGCGCAGTTTGGCAACACCGCGCTTCAGCAATCTCTGGCGCAACAGCTTGCCTTGCGGAATCAACCGATCAACGAGATCGCGGCGCTTATGGGCGGCTCGCAAATCCAGAACCCGCAGTTCCAGCAGTACACCGGCCAGAACGTCGCGGCGGCTCCTGTGTTTCAAGGCGTTCAACAACAAGGCCAAGCGGCTATGGATATTTATGGCATCAAGGCCAATCAAGCCGCATCGAACGCAGCGGGAATTGGTTCTGCTTTGGGCGCTGGCGCGCAAATTGCAGGAATGTTTTCTGACAAACGCCTGAAGTCGAACATCGTGCGCGTTGGCACTCACCCGCTTGGAATCGGCATCTACGAATACGATATCTTTGACCGGCGCGAGCGCGGCGTGATGGCGCAAGAATTGCAAAAAGTCAAACCCGAAGCCGTCATGGTTCACTCAAGCGGATTCTTGATGGTTGATTACGGAGCAATCGCATGAATTATCCAATGGGATTGCCGCTTTCGGCAGAAGAACAAGCTCGCCTTTCGGCAATGCAAAACGCTCAAAACATGGGCGCTGATGCGATGTCTCCAATTACCACTTCGTCTTATAAAGGTATTAGCGCGCAACCCAGCGGAGCGGCCATGCTTGCCAAGGCGCTTCAAGGCTACGGTGCGGGACGGGGCATTAAGGCGGCAAAGGCGGGTGGGCCGCAGGAGTTTGACAAGAATTCTGTTTTTGCCAAGCCCACCATTGGTGACTTTGCCCAGCACCCAATGCAATCCCTCAGCAATTTGTTTCGGTAGGCAAAATGGCAAACATCAGCCTTACGAATTATGATTCGCAAATTGCTGAACTTCAGCAGCGACAGAGAATGGCTCAGGCGCTTCAAGAGCAAGCCCTGCAACAGCCTGAAGTGCTTACTTACAAGGGTATAGCTGCTAGGCCATCGACATTGGGCATTTTGGCTAATGCCTTAAAGTCTTACGTTGGCGCTCGCGGAGAGCGTAAATCTATTGAGGAAACGGGCCTTCTAAACAAATTAGCTAGGGAGCAAGCCGCTGCTCGTGGCTCGTCCTATATGCCCACCGAAGAACCCGCACCG